CAAAGTATTACCTAAACCTAAAAAAATAAAAAAGACTACTAATGAGCAATGATGAGTTTCAACAATTAAATTTTTGGAAAGATGAACTAAAAATTTGTATAGAAAAAGACAAAGATGGCAAGTGTATAAGCTATGCTAAATATGAATTTGTAGATACTATAAAAGAAGACTTGTTCTGTACTAAACTAAATAAACTAAAAAATGATAAAACTGTTTGACCTAAGTAATGGAGTGATTATACCTACTGAACATTGTTACACAATAAAGTTCCTTAAGGATGTAATGGATGAATACCCTGAAGATTATATGGCCATATATGCTTATTTATTTTATATGACATGTCCTAATGAGGATCTTAATCCTTACTTTAACCTGCCAGAAGAAGAGAAAGAAGAAACAATACTTAAAGATGTAAATGCTAACTTCTTTTGTGAAGATGAATTAATTATGGAAGCATTAAAGAGATGTAAAGAGTTACATGAGTCTCCTACTTCAAGAGCTTATGTAGGTATTAAGATAGCATTAGATAACATGGCCCAGGTAATGGCTGAGACTAAACCTACTTTTGGTAGAGATGGATCTGCTACAGCTTTACTAAGAATAGCAAAAGATTTTGACAGTGTAAGACAATCTTACAAAGGAGTATATAAAGATTTACAAGATGAACAACAAACTAGAACAAGAGGTGGAGGCTCTTTAGCTTATGATCAATAAAGAAAATACTATGGAAAATTTATATGACTGGTTATTTCATTATAACCCTTATACTAAAGTTTGGAATGCTTTCAGAAGAGATGAGAGTAGCCAGTACTTTAATGGAGAATTAGAAAATGTATTAAGTTCAAAAAACTATAATACATTGATTGATATAATCCATAAAACTGGTGGAGATGCCAAGAAAATTAAAAAATTAATTAATGGATAAGTTCTTCTATACTGATATACCTACCTGGGATAATGGTACATGGACTACTACAAGTTTTGAAACTAGAACTGAGTTTAGAGACTTTGTATTGTCTGTATTTAAAGAACCGGGTAAATATGAGTTTGATGAAACTTCTATTGTCTTTAGAGAAGAAGCTAATAAATATAATGATTTTAAATTTTATGTAGCTGCTCCTGTAAAGAGTAAAGATTATATTACTTATTGGGATGAACAAAAAACTAGATGTAGAAAAGGGGTTATCTACAAGAATAAAGGAAAAACTTGGTACCTCACTAGGGAGTACTATATGTGGCTTAACTTCCTACCAATTAACAATAAAGAAATACGAAAGTTTTCTTTTCCTGATATTAGAGATGCTCAGTATCATATGGCTTTGTATGAAGTCTTAGCAGAATTATTTTATAAGCATGTAGCTATTCTAAAGAAAAGACAGATTGCTTCTTCATACTTTCATGCAGCTAAACTTATTAATGCTATATGGTTTGAAGAAACACCTATTTTAAAAATAGGAGCTAGTCTTAAGACATATGTAAATGATACTTGGAGATTCTTAAATGAATACAGAAACTTCTTGGATGATAATACTGCTTGGTATAGACCTATGAATCCAGGAAAAGTTCTTGATTGGCAACAGCAAATTGAGACTTCAGTACCTGGCCAAAATAGAAAAACTAATAAAGGTTTGAAAGGTGTGCTTAAAGGAACATCTTTTGAGAAGGATGCTACTGCAGGTGTAGGTGGGCCGTGTACTTATTTCTTCCATGAAGAGGCTGGTATTGCTCCTAAGATGAATGAGACTTTTGGATACATGAAGCCAGCTTTAAAATCTGGTATGATTACAACAGGTACATTTATTGCAGCAGGTTCAGTGGGTGATCTTGATCAATGTGATCCATTAAGAAAGATGATCTTACATCCAGAAGCTAATGATATATTTTATGTAGAGTCTAACTTGCTTGATGCTAAAGATACTTTTGGTAGATCTGGCTTATTTATTCCTGAGCAATGGTCAATGCCACCATGTGTGGATGAGTTTGGTAATTCTCAAGTAGAGGAAGCTTTAAAAATGCTAGATGAATACTTTGATAGAAAGAAAAAAGATTTAGCTCCGGAAGAATATCAATTAGAGTTGTCTCAGCATCCTAGAAATATTGAAGAGGCTTTTGCTACAAGAACTGTATCCATATTTCCTAGTCATCTGGTTGCTGCTCAGAAGAGAAGAATTGAGGAAAAAGAATATGTAACTGAATTCCTAGAACTTAACAAGAATGCTGATGGAACTTTTGTTGCAGAAAAAAGTAGAAAGATTCCTATTACTGAATTCCCTATCACTAAGAATACTGAAGATAAAACAGGTGTGATTGTAGTTTATGAGAGGCCTATTAAAGATGCTAAATGGGGAACTTATTATGCTTCTATTGACCCGGTGGCTCAAGGTAAGACTACTAGTTCAGACTCTTTGTGTTCTATTTATGTATATAAGATTCCTGTTGAAGTAACTAGAAAAGATGCTGCTGAAGTAACCACTCATATAGAACAAGATAAAATTGTAGCTTCCTGGTGTGGAAGGTTTGATGATGTTAATAAGACACATGAGAGGTTAGAACATATCATTGAGTGGTATAATGCTTGGACATTAGTTGAAAGCAATGTTCCTGGATTTATCACTCATATGGTTAAGCAGAGAAAACAGAAGTATCTGGTTCCTAAAGACCAGATGACCTTTAGAAAAGATATAGAGTATGTTAATTCTACATACCAAGAATATGGTTGGAGAAATACAGGTAGTATATTTAAAGCTCACATGCTTCCTTATCTTGTAGATTTCTGTAGAGAAGAACTAGATACTGAAGTTGGAGAAGATGGAAAGATATATAAAACTATTTATGGCATTGAAAGAATTCCTGATATAATGGCTATGGTAGAGATGCAACATTATAGAGATGGTCTCAATGTGGATAGGTTAATTGCACTAGGAGCATTAATTGCTTTTGCAAAAGTGCAAGAGGCAAACAGAGGAGTAATGAAAAGATTTGAAGATACAGGTAAAAAAAGCTTGGATAATTCAAAAAATTTGTATAAATTTACTAACAGCCCTTTCAGACATATGGGAAAGAATTCTGGAGGAACTGATAGAAGACCACCAAGAACACCATTTAAAAATTTAAAATAAAAAAATATGCAAGTTCTTAATGCAATGCAGATGAAGTCAGGCAAGAAAGCCGAGTATAATAGAATGGGTTCTATTACACAGCCTCTGCAGTTTTTATCAAAGAAAGATAAAAATCCTGAGTGGACAGCCTGGAATCTTGACTGGTTAGAGTGGAATGGACTTAAACAGATCAGAAGAAATGCTAGAAGGTTAATGAAAAACTACAAACTAGCTAAAGGTACTATTGATAAAACTGATTATCTTGTAGAAGCTGACAATGAGATGAGAGACATAGTTGACTCTTTAGCTCAAGAAGATGCTAGTGCTTTAGAGCTTAAGTTCTATCCTATTATCCCAAATGTGGTTAATGTACTAGTTGCTGAGTTTGCTAAAAGAAATACTAAGATCACCTTCCGTGGTGTAGATGAGTACTCTCATAATGAGATGCTTGAAGAAAAGAGATCACAAATTGAACAAGTCTTAATGCAAAAAGCTGAACAAAAGCTTATGGCTAAGATGATAGATCAAGGTATGGATCCTGAAGATCCTGAAGTTCAAGAACAAATGCAACAACAAACTTCTCCAGAAGCTCTTAAATCTTTACCAGAAATACAAAACTTTTTTGATAAAAGTTATAAAAGCTTATGTGAACAATGGGCTACTCATCAGTTTAAGATTGATGAAGATAGATTTAGAATGGATGAACTTGAGGAAAGAGGCTTTAGAGATATGCTTATTACTGACCGTGAGTTCTGGCACATGAAGATGAATGAAGATGATTATGATATTGAGTTATGGAATCCTGTAACTACATTCTATCATAAGTCACCTGATGCAAGATATATATCTCAAGGAAACTGGGTAGGTAAAATTGAAATGTTAACTATTGCAGATGTTATTGATAAGTATGGTTACTTAATGACACAAGAACAATTAGAGTCAATAGAAGCAATTTATCCTGTAAGATCTGCAGGTTACCCATTACAAGGTTACCAAAATGATGGATCTTATTATGATGCTACTAAGTCTCATGAGTTTAATACTAACATGCCGGGCTTAGCCTACAGACAATTTGTATCTATGTATGATAACTTTATCTACAATGGTGGAGATATTGTTAACTGGATCATGTCAGAGAATGAAGATTATGCTCCTATGGGTGCAGCCTTTTTATTAAGAGCAACTACAGCATATTGGAAATCTCAAAGAAAAGTTGGACACTTAACTAAAATTAATGAAGAAGGTGAAGTAATAACTGACATCATTGGAGAAGAATATAAGATCACTGATAAACCTATTTATGATACTACATTAATCAAGAATAAAACTAAAGATAACTTAATCTTTGGTGAGCATATTGATTGGGTATGGATTAATCAAGTTTGGGGTGGTGTAAAAATTGGACCTAATCATCCATCTTTCTGGGGTATGAACAACCCAGGTGGTATTAATCCTATGTACTTAGGTGTTGATAGAAATACTATTGGGCCATTAAAGTTCCAATTTAAAGGAGATAATACTCTTTATGGTTGTAAACTTCCTGTAGAAGGAGCTGTATTTAATGATAGAAATACTAGATCTACTTCTATGGTAGATTTAATGAAGCCTTTTCAAATTGGATACAACATTGTTAATAATCAAATTGCAGATATTCTAGTAGATGAATTAGGTACTGTAATCATGTTAGATCAAAATGCATTACCTCAACATTCATTAGGTGAAGACTGGGGTAAGAACAACTTGGCCAAAGCTTATGTTGCAATGAAGAACTTCCAAATGTTACCTTTAGATACTAGTATAACCAATACAGAGAATGCTTTAAACTTTCAACATTTTCAAGTAATGAACTTAGAACAAACTCAAAGGATGTTATCTAGGATTCAAATGGCTAACTATTTTAAACAACAATGCTTTGAAGTGATAGGGATTACTCCTCAGAGACTTGGACAACAAATGGGTCAAACTGATACAGCTAAAGGAGTAGAACAAGCTATGGCCGGTTCTTATGCTCAAACAGAAGTATACTTTATGCAGCATTCAGATTACCTAATGCCAAGAGTACACCAAATGAGAACTGACTTAGCTCAATACTATCATTCAAAGAAACCATCATTAAGACTTCAATATATGAGCTCTACTGATGAGAAGGTTAACTTTGAGATGAATGGTACTGACTTGTTACTTAGAGACATAAACATTTATTGTACAACCAAAGCTAATCAAAGAGCTATCTTAGAGCAAATGAAACAATTAGCTGTATCTAATAACACAGCTGGTGCTTCTATCTATGATCTTGGTAATATCATGCAAACTGAATCTTTAGGAGAGCTTACAAACTCATTAAAAGCTATTGAGAGAAAAGCTACAGAACAAAGACAAGAACAAATGCAGCATGAGCAAGAAATGCAACAGCAAGAAATGCAAACTAGAATTCAAGAAAAACAACTTGAACTTGATTCTAAAATGCAAGAGGCTGAGAAAGATAGAAGAAAAGATATCCTTGTTGCTGAGATTAAGTCTGCAGGCTTTGGTGCTATGCAAGATATTAATGAAAACAAGCAATCTGATTACATGGATTCTCTTGCTCAAATTCAAAAGTCTGAACAATTTCAAGATACTATGAACTTACAAAGCTCTAAAGAGTCTAATAGAATGACTAATGATAGAGAGAAAGCTCAAATTGAAAGAGAAAAAATGCAAGCAGATATGAGAATGAAGCAAATGGATATGGATATAGCCAGAGAAAATAAGAACAAATTTGATGTAAAAAGCAAAAGTGATAAAAAGAAAAAATAGGGGATAGCCATATACTGCCAATTATTTTAATAGGCAGTGTAGAAAAATCTTAATTTTTAAAGTTTATTTCTGTAAATTTGCTTATATTATAATATTAAACCAACCCAATATGACAAACAAAGATAACACAACAGTTAATGAAGTAGATATTAATCTTGATGAGCTGTTAGGTACACCGGGTGCTGAAAACATCACTGTGCCACAAACTAAAACTGAACAAAAGCCTAACCTCTTTTCTAGGAAGGAGAATGTAGACTTATCGTTCCTTGACAATAATGATGATGATGATGATGAAAATACATCTGACACCAGCTCAAAAGCTGAAGATGAAGGAAATGCTTCTACTTCAGGAGAGACTAATAAGCCTAAAGAAAAAATCAGCAAAGAAGAGTTTGAAAGTATTCTTGATGATGGGTCTGAAGAGTCTACAGAAACTACTAAAAAAGGTGGTAGACATAATGGCCTAGTAGAGTTAACTAACAAGTTAATTGAAAAAGGGTTATTAACTCCCTTTGAAGGTGAAGAAGATGTAACTAAATATAATCTTAAAGATTTTGAAGAGTTATTTGAAGCTAATACAAATGATAAAACTATAAAAACTAAAGAAGATGTATCTGCTGAGTTCTTTGAATCTTTACCTAATGAACTTCAAGTAGCTGCTCACTATGTAGCTAATGGTGGTACTGATCTAAAAAGTTTATTTAGATCTTTAGCAGCAGTAGAAGAAATTAGAGAGTTAGATACTAAAGATGAAACTAGCCAAGAACAAATTGTTAGAAGCTATTTACATGCTACTAATTTTGGTGATGCTGATGAAATTGAAGAAGAGATTGAAGCTTGGAAAGATAGAGATGAGTTAGAAGCTAAAGCTAATAAATTCAAACCTAAGTTAGATGCTATGCAGGAGCAAATTGTTGCTAGACAATTACAGCAACAAGAGCAAATGAGAAAACAACAACAAGCTCAGGCTCAGAAGTATACAGATAATATTTATAAAGCTCTTGCACCAGGTGAATTAAATGGATTGAAACTTGATAAGAAAACTCAGAATACTTTATTTGCTGGTTTAACTCAAGCTAACTATCCATCAATGTCTGGTAGAGCTACAAATTTATTAGGTCATCTACTAGAAAAATACCAATATGCAGAACCAAATCATGAATTGATTAGTGAAGCTCTTTGGTTATTATCTGATCCTGATGGATACAGAAGTAAAGTAAAAGAAGGTGGGAAAAAAGAAGCTGTAGAAAAAACAGTAAGACAACTTAAAACTGAGCAAAGTAATAAAATTACTTCAGGTGTAGGAAGTGAAGATCATGATTCTCAAGAAAAAAGAAAAACAACAGGAGTTGCAAGACCTACAGGTGGCAGCTTCTTTAAAAGATAAACAAACAAATAAATTAATAAGTATAAACTAAAAACAAAAAAACAAAAAAAATGTCAACTCCAGTATTAAACAATGGTATATTCCTACGTGATACAAACTACCAAGCTAGTTCTCATGTGGATTCTTACCACTTAGTAAACATGTTAAAAGATGCAGAACCAATGGATTTAGGTCCAGTGGACATTTGGGCTATGTCTCAAAAAGTAGAGATGCCTCTTTACCAATTATCATCTTTTGGTGGTAAGAACATCATCAATGTAGATAATGCACGTGGTGAGTACAAATGGCAAACTCCAGTATCTCAAGATTTACCATATATCATGGAAGATATTGAGTCAGGAAATGCTACTAAAGGTATTGATGGTACAACCTTCAAAATCAAAATCAACAAGAGAGAATTTGGACATGGTGATATCATCACTTATGACAAATACAATGGTGTTGAGATGTACATTACAGCTGATGATATCTTACCAATGGGTGATGGTTTTATCTACACTGTACAATTAGTAAACAATGATAACTACAAGTTTTTAGAGAACAAGTATTTAGTTCCTCAAACTAAGTTATTTAGAAAAGGTTCTGCTAGAGGTGAGTATGGAGAAAGATTCTCTGATATTCAAACTAGATCAGGGTTCCGTGAATTCTATAACTTTGTAGGTGGTGCTGAAGCTCATGTACATTATTCAATCTCTTCAAGAGCTGACTTAATGTTAAAAGGTGGAATGAATGCAGATGGTACAGTTCCTGTAACTGAGATCTGGAGAAACTTTGATAAGAATGTAGATCCTTCTATTTCTAAAATTGAAGATGTTGCATCTAAGATGGGTAAAGACTACATGAAGCGTGCAGTAGGAAATGGTACTTTAACAAGAACTTTCTTAACTAGCATGGAATCTGCTCACTTAACTAAAATTGCTACTGACATTGAAACTTACTTAATGTGGGGTCATGGTGGTAGAATTAAGCAAGATGGTCCAGATGATATGAGATTATCTGTAGGTTTATGGAAACAGTTAGATAACTCTTACAAAAGAGTATATAACAAATCTAGTTTCAGCTTAGAGTTGTTCAGAAGTGAATTATATAACTTCTATGCAGGTCGTGTTGAATTCCAAGGTCCAGATCCTAAGAGACAATTAATTGTTCAAACAGGTATGGGTGGTATGAGATTAGTAAATGAGGCTATCAAGCGTGAAGCTGTTAACTCTGGTTTAGTAATCCAAGCTGCAAGCAACAATGGTATTGGTGCTATCTCTGGTCAAGGAATGGACTTAAACTTTGGATTTGCTTTCACATCTTATGTGATTCCATTCTTAGCAAATGTGAAGTTTGTATTAAATCCAGCATTTGATAACTTACATACTAATGATATTGAGAACCCAATTATTGATGGTAACCCATTAAGTTCTTACTCATTTGTTATATTTGATATCACTGATACAGGAAATGATAACATCTTCATGTTAAAATTATCTTGGGATAACCAATTAAAATGGTTCTACCAAAATGGTACTATGGATTACATGGGAAGAACTCAAGGGTTCCAATCAAATGGTAACTTCAATGGATACCGTGTAATGATGACACAAACAATGCCAGCTATTTGGGTTAAAGATCCAACTAAGGTGTTAAAGATTGTAATGAGAAACCCAATCACTGGAGGATCATTCTAGTCAAACTTGTACAAGGCCAGGGTTATAAACATCCTGGCCACATGTACTTCCTCCCATATTAAGTGTAAGACTTTTGTTGAGCTCGCAACTCATATATGGGACAAATAAATATAAACTAAAACTAAAATTAAAACAATGAATATTCCTTTATTAACTGCTACAAAAAATAGAATTTTCAATACACTAATTGGTGCAAATAAATTAGCAACTTTAGAAGATATTAATAATGTAACTCAGTATATTAATAATACTGTAGCTTATGTTAACTATGCTTATTTAATAACTAATCCTGGTGGAGAACAAGGTGGTCCATACATAACTTCTCATCTTTATGGAGATGGTTGTGATACAACTTGTACTTGTCCTAAAATGCCTGCTGATATTGGTTGTGATTGTACACATAAAGCAGGCTGTAATGATAATAAACAGTCACCTTTTATAATAAAAAGTTTTACAGAAGGAGCTCCTGGTATTTATCAACTTGTTATTGGAACTAAATATATATCAGCAAATGGAATAGGAGTATTTTTTTCAAACCCTAAACATGGTAAATATTCTGTAGGTTGTAATTTAAATGAAATTGTTAGAGTAGGTCTTTATGATGAATATAGTTATACAATTACTACTTGGAATAGTTTAACACAATCTTTAGATGCTACAGTTATTGATAACATGTATATTAACTTACAAATTTATACTGGTCAAGATAAACTAATTTAGTAAATTTTTACTTTATCCAAATAAATTATTACCTTTACATAAACATAAACCAACAAAAAACCAACACATGAGTTATTCAATTGTATCATTAGCTGAAACAGCAAAAACTGGCAGTATATCTGTTAAACCGTTCTTTGACCCTAACAAATCTAATCTAGGCCTTGAAAAATATGGCATGGCTTTGTTTGATGGGGTATTTCATGAAGAACAATTAGCATGTATAGAAAGAAATGGGATTAAGAGATACTTAACAGGATTAAATGAATTTGCTCCTGAAGTAAAATTAATTAAAGATCCAGAAGAGAGAGAAGCAAAAATTAAAGAGATTAGAAAAGTTGTATCAGAACTTGAAAGAGAGTTAGCTGCAAATATGGTTAATCCTGAAGATCCTGATTTCTGGAATAAAGTTGTTTTGTTACAACCTAACAATGATGATTTTTGGAGTAAGCTAACTATCAGATGTGGTAATGAACCATTATACTTAGATCCTACTAAAGATGCATTAGATCTTATTAAGATTTATGCAATTGAAAATGGTGGTTTCTCTTTAATCTCAAAAAGTTTTGATGATGCAAGAAGTAGATCAGTAGCTCCTAAGTTTTATTTAGATAAATTTGTTGATACAGTTTCTACTAAAACTGAAGTTAGTAAATTAAGAAACAAAGCTGTCTCTGAACTTACTAAGTTATTTGATAAGAATCAAAACAAGTTATTCTATGTAGCAAAAGCTGTAGATGCTAATAGTGTTCAATATAAGAAATCTACTCCTAATGATGTTGTTTATGATAACATGGATAAGTATATCAGAGGAGAAGGTGTTGAATCAAATATCAAGAGAGCTGCACAACAGTTTATTGATGCTTGTAATTTAGATATGGAAACATTGAAAATTAAAGCTTTAGTTAAAGATTCAACTTATTACAAATTCATTATTGCCAAGTCTGATGGTTTTATTTACCATACTGAGACAAGTGCACTAATGGGAAGAACTGCAGCTGACTGTATAGAGTTTTTAAAGAATCCTTTAAATGACAGTATTCTATTACAGTTAACTAAAACAGTTGAGAGATATTGGAATGCATAATATTAATAATTAAAACTAAAAAATAAATATCATGGCTGGACAAATGAAAACCGCAAACACTTTTCCTGTAGTAGTAACAACTCCTACAAGATACAAAGGAGGTATGAATGCATACCCTATAGTAGTAACTAATCCAACAAGATACACTGGAGGCATGAACATTGCTGCATGTGATGTACCTAATGGTAAATTAAAAAAATAAGAAAACATGGCTGGAACAATGAAATCTGCAAATCCTAAAGCTACTGCAGCTTCTAAAGCTACAGGTAAGCAAGGTGGTACTAATGGCACTGCTAAAGTACAAACTAGTATTAAACCTAAATCTTCTGGTGGTGTTAATACACCTCCAAAAGGAGCTGTACCTATGAAGATGAAAATGGGTGGTTCTAAAAAATCTAAGTGTTAATCTATAAAAAATAAAAACATGGCAAAGAAAGTAGTAAAAAAATTAGTTAAAAAAAATTATGGAGGTGTTGATTCAACTCCAGCTAACACTATAAAAGCTAAGCAAATAGATATGGATGTAGCACAAAATCCTAACTACAGAAAAACTAGTATTACAAATCCTGCAGGTGAGGCTGTGTATACTCGTAAATCAGGTTATGCTGGTCCATCAAAAGCTGTTAAAGGAACTTCTGGTCCAAGTGGAACTTATGCTCCAGATGCTGTTTCAAAAAAGGCTGTTATTCCAACTGCAACTTATAGTAATAGACCTGTGGCAAAAAAAGGTGGAGCAACTTCTAAGTTTGCTAAGTTAGCACCTCCTTATAATAAAGTAACATTTGCAGATAAAATTGCAGGTGCTAAGAAAAAAATGGGTGGTTCAACTAAAAAGAAATAATCATGGCAAAAATTAAAGTAGCCTTAAGTGGCCCTGACAGACAATGGGAAATTGAAGATGCAATGAGAACTCTTCAAAGAGCTGAAGCTATCCGTAAAGATAAAGCTTTAATGGGAGGTGTTAAAAAATCTATGGACTCATTAAACAAAATGATGTTTGGTGGATCACCTAAACCTACAGTTAAAACAACTAAAAAGAAATAGTAATGCCTGCTGAAAAGAAAGACAAGAAGTGGATTCAAAAAGCAGTTAATCCTGCTCATAAGGGTTATTGTACTCCAATGACTAAAGCTACTTGTACACCAAAGAGAAAAGCTTTGGCAATTACTTTTAAAAAAATGGCTAAAGCTAAAAAATAAAACTATGAAAAACTTAATATTTTTAATATTTGCAAGCAGCTTAATAATTAGTTGCAGTACTGAATCAACTAAGCTTCCTGAAAGAAGTGTACTAAGAATTCATAAAAGCAAATTTGCATTTTGTGGAGCATCTGGTGCAGTACCAACAGGTAAGAAAATAATGATACAAGGTGTAGAGTATAATGAAGGTTGTGCTATTTGTCCTGTATTAGAAGGTCCTTCAATCTCTAACTTGGCTATGTATGGTTCAGGTGGAACATGGGGAGATTTTAATATTGAAAATAATTTTCAAACTCCTGATGGAACTAACACTACAGTTTGGTCTTTGTTTTGGTATTATGATTCAACTACAGTAATTCCACAGTTTAACCCTGAATCAAAATCTTGGGAATTATTATCACCAGTAAACCGTAAGTTTACTATTGACATGAGTCATCCTGAAACTAGTGAAAGTAATATGTTTGGAATGCCTGGAATTATATTTGATACAACTTCAACAGGTATCATTCTTGCTAAAGTATATGGTCCATTAAATGAAGATGCTCTTCCATTAAGAATTGCTATCCCAGTTAAAAATGGAGAAACTTCAATTACTGCAGCTAAGAAAGGTGCACCCTATCCTGTAGGAACACCAATACCAACAAAAAACTAAGAAACAATGGCTAAGCAAATGATCAAAAGAAAAGATGGTAGTACTTCACAAAGAGGTTTGTGGGATAATATCAGAGCTAATAAAGGATCAGGAAAAGCTCCTAGTAAGGAGATGCTTAAACAAGAAAAAAAGATTAAATCTAAAACTAAGAAATAATGGCAAAGAGTCCAGCTTGGCAAAGAAAAGAAGGTAAGGCTCCTAGTGGAGGTCTTAATGCAAAAGGAAGAGCTTCTTATAATAAAGCTAATCCAGGATCAAACCTTAAAGCTCCTCAACCAGAAGGAGGTTCTAGAAAAGATTCTTTTTGTGCAAGGATGAAAGGTATGAAGAAAAAATTAACTAGTGCAAAGACTGCTAATGATCCTGATTCAAGAATCAATAAGTCTTTGAGAAAATGGAAATGTTAAAATAAAAACTATGAAAAAATCAGCAAGTGTAAAAGGAAAGTCTGTCTTATCTACTGATAAGAAGATGATTGGCATCTACAATAAAAATGTAGAAGACAATAATAAAAAAAAGAAACAACCTAGAGTTGAAGTAATGCAAGAATTTTTTAACCCAAAAGCTAAGGCTAAAAAGAAAAAATAACATGAAAAAGAAATTAGCAAAAAAACAAATAGGTGGTCCTACAAAAGATAGTACAGCTATTTATAGAAAAGAAATGAGTGATGCTTATACATCTGCAGCAATGAATATGACTAATCCAAAACAAAGAGATTCTGCATTTGCAAGAGCTGAAAAAGCAGGTAAAGATATGGATAGACAATCAAAAAAAGGTAAACCAGGTTATGATGCTACAGGATTTCCTAAAAAGAAAACAGGTGGTGCAATAAAAACTAAGAAAAAATAATAGTAAATGTTAAATTCAACTATTCTCATAAGTGATAAAATACAAACTGCTCCTAAAAAAAGCAGATCTTTGGAATGGTATCATAAAAATAAAGAGAAAGTTGCTGCTTATAAAAAAGCTCATTATAAAGCTAATATAAGTATATATAAAGAAAGAGCTGTGAAGTTTGGTAAAAGTGAAACCAGAAAACAATATTTAATTGATAATAAAGAAAAGACAAGAGATTATAATAAAGAAAGATGGTTAAAACTAAAAGAAACTAAGCCTCATTTAAAAGCAATATATAACATAACATTAGAAAAATATAATGAAATGTTTATAAAACAAAAAGAATGTTGTTTAGGTTGTAACCAACATAGATCTTTATTAAAAAGAGATTTATGTGTAGACCATTGTCATGTAACAGGAAAAATAAGAGGCTTGCTTTGTGATAGCTGTAATAAAGCTTTAGGATTAATTAAAGATGATAAAAATATATTATTAAACCTTATAACTTATTTAAACAATGCTTAATTCAACCATATTAATAAAAGTGAAACAGAGGTTGAACAAGTTGGCCTCAAACGATTATGACAACATAGAAGCTTGGCAAATTATTGAAGCTTTTAATAAGGGTCAAGTTGATTGGTGCCGGAGAAATCTTCATGGTACTAATATAACTAAAGAAGGTGATGAACAGTCTACTAGAAGAATAGATGATTTGCAAATATTATTGGGTTCAACATTGTTAACTCTTAACAACAAGCAAACCTATTATGAGAGTACTAACTTTCCTACTAATTACTTACAGTGGAAAAGAGTCTCTGTTAAAGCTGCTCAAAACTGTTGTCCTACTCCAAAAATTATGGTTGTATATCTAGGTGAAGTTGCCAATGTGGATGAACTTCTTAGAGATAAGAATAAGCAACCAAGCTATGAGTGGGGTGAAACTTTTGCAACTGTTTCTAATAATCAAGTTCAGTTATATACTAATAACTTATTTGACATAACTGAATCAAGATTGCATTACTACAGACAACCAACTTATATTCAAATTGCAGGAGTAGCTAATCCTTATACAGGAATAACTTCTACTGTTGATGTACCATCTGAATTTAAAGATGATTTAGTGGAACTATTTGTAGATGAAGCAGTTAAGATATTAGCTGGAGATATTGAATCTATGAACCAGTATCAAAGAATGACTCAAGCAGTAGAAAATAATAATTAAAATATAAAAAAGAAATAATGGAAGAGAAATCAAGATTTTTAAAAAGAGAAAGTGGGCCAGCTACAAAAAGCTACAGTGCACCTTCTACAGGATCATTAGATTCTATGGTATCAGCTTGTGTATCTGAGTTAATGAATGCTGGAACAGCTATTCATAAGTTACACTTAAAGATAACAGGATCAGGATCTTATGCTGCTCACAAAGCACTTAATGAATTGTATGATGCATTACCTGGACATGCTGATGATTTAGCTGAAGGATTCCAAGGAGCTTCAGAAAAGTTACTTAGTTATACTGAAGTAGCACCTAAAACATTAAACAGTGTAGCAGAAGCAATTGATTATTTAAAAGACATGACTAAGATGGTAGATGGCTTACAAGCTAAAATGCCTTATTCTGAAATTGTAAATGACTTAGATACTATCAAGTCTACAATAAACTCAGGTAAGTATAAATTACTTTTCTTAAAATAAATTTGTATAATCAAAAATAATTACATATATTAGTATCATCTATTTATTTATAAACTTAAAACAAAAACAAAATGGCTTATTTTAATCACGCGTTTACCAAGATGTTCTTAGGAACAGGTACAACAAGAACTGCTCCCTCTACAGGAGCTCCAATTAGTGTTACAAATCCTGCTTCAACAGGTGGATTTATCACTACAACAGGTACAACTACAGCTACATTATCAACATTAGCTCCGGGGTACTTTGGATTTTTTGATAAGAACTATCAATCAATTAACCCAACTTTAACTACTTATGGATGTTGTCCATTAATCTTAGCTAGTTCTTCTTTATTAGCTAATGACAAAATTGGTCCTTTTCATGGTGGTTACAAAGAGACTAACAAGTCTAAAACAATTAACCCTAAGTATGTACAACGTGCATACAAAGTAACTACTTGTGTACCTCAACAAACTGTAGTTTCTGTAGGTAACACTCCACAAACTGGTTCTGGTACTGCTAGTATTGGTACTTTTGTTGCAGGTACTGCCGCTTCATGGCCTATCACAGGTTCTATTTATACAATTATAGTTCCTGTTACAGGTGGTACTGGAGCTGGAGCAATGTTATCAGTAACTGTTAGTGCTTTAGGTACTGCAACAGCAGCTGTTCTTTCTCAAGCTGGTACTGGTTACACTATCGGTGATATATTAACTGCTGTAGGTGGTGCTGCTGATACAACTGTAACTGTAGTAACTGTTGCTGTAACAAATTCTAATAATTTCCAAGGTGGTACAACTGATGCAACTTGTTGTTTTGAATTTTTATGTGGTGAAACTTACTACTTAAGAATTGATGTTAAAGGTTCTCCAGTATTACGTGTACTTAACCATAATGCTTACCAAACATTATCTGCTTATACAGGATGTTGTTCAGGTGTAGTTCCGACTGCAGTTGATTCAACTTTAGTAATGATTGAATGGGCTAAAGCTTTAGTAATCAACAACTACTTAAATGGATTTGTTGCTCCAGTTGTATTTGATGAATTAGGTGTTGCTTGGTATGCTCCAGGAACTACTGTATCATTAGATGGTCTTTCAACTCCAGTTCTTTCTACTCAATGGTGGGATGCTTATATATCTCCAGGTCATGGAGTAGGTTTATGTGCAGGTTTACGTTTATTTGGTGCTTTTGTAGAGACTAAATTTGGTAACTGTTCTTTCCAAGTAACTGACTTCTTTGAAAAAGAACCAATTAAGGTTTATGCTTCAATGGTTGATTACACAGGAGATCCATGTGTATTTGAAGGAATTTGTGTTTACACAGATTGTTTAGGATTACAAGGAATGGGCTTTGGTGAGCAAGTAGTAAGAGATTTAATTAAAGCTGAATCTTACTTACAAAACTTCTTCCACTCTGATATCAGAATTAGAGAGATCACTCAAGGTTTTGACATCTTGAACTCTGTTAACAGAAATGCATTATATACAAGATACTTCTTGTTACATAGTGTACCAAGATTTAACAACCCAACAGGTGTATTTGACAATGACCGTTACTTACTAGAGATAGTAGTACCAGAAGCTAATCCATTAGTTCCAGTAGGAAATACTGCTTTAGATTCTTTCTTAGGTTACTGGTTAGATTCTTGTGTTGATTGTGTTACATTAGAAACTGAAGGCTGTACTTATTGTACTGTTGTTCCTGATTAATAATTAACTTTTAATAAAAGAGGGAAGGAGATTAACTTCTTCCCTTTTTTTTTGTATATTTGTAATATAAAAAATTATGTCAAAACATATTCTAAGTTTAGAAATACCTGATACAATGAACAAATGTATACTAAGAGTAGTAGACACAAGTGTCTATGCTACTGGTATTCCTGTTACATGTCCACTATTACAAATTACAGCTCCAGGATTTATGCATCCTGTGAATTTTTCTACACCTTCGGTAGCTCCTGGGTTTAGCTTAAATATAACTGCTTGTGATTTAGAATTACAAACATCTGATTGTGGTACAACTTTTTATAATGTTCCTGATGGAATATATATTATAAAATACAGTGTTGAGCCTAAGGATCTTGTATATGTTGAATATAATCACTTGCGTATTACTTGTGCTAATGATAAAGTTAAGGCTATTTATTGTGACTTACAGCTAGGAGCATGTGATCCTCCAGCAAATATTAAAGATAAATTAAATCAAATAAGATTAATACAACAGTACTTATTAGCTGCTAAAGCTTATGTAGAAGATTGTAGAGATCCAAATAGAGGAATGGAATTATATAGATATGCTGTCAAATTATTAGATAAGATGTCTTGTGGTTCTTCCTGTAAAACCTGTTAAACTAAAAATAAACCAACTATGAACTGTTTAAATTGTGGAAATAAATTATCATGTGGCTGTCAAAAAAGAGTAGCTACTGATGGTAAAAATACATGCAGCACTTGTTTAGCTGCATATGAAATTAAATTAAAAGCTGCTAAGTTAGCAGGGACTACTGTACCTAATGCAATACCAAATAAAAATATAATATATCAAAAGCCATAGTAACTACTAAAACATATACAAATGCCCATTTATTATAAATTAACTGCATGTGCTCCTTCTACAAGTATATTGTATACAGATACTAATTTATCTACAAGTGCTAGTATTATATTTTATAATGGGATATGTTGGAGTAGAGAACTGGTTCCTTCTCCCCTTTCACCAATAGTTACTATTGCATTACCTGTATTAGGTTGTAAAGGATGTTTAGCCCCCAATTTTTCTTGTTTTACTTTAACTAATTGTGATGCTACAATAAGTGTAAATGTAATAACTAATTTAATAACTTATATTGGATCAACTATTTCAGTAACTGAATATCCTGGAGAATGCTTTACAGTAGTAGGTAATACAGATATTTTTTTATGCACTGATACAATTGAAGTTACTGGTATGACACCATGTAGTTGTACACCAGGTTGTGGTTGTCCAGATGGTTATGTGTTATTACCTGATGGTGTAACTTGTCAACAAATATTAACTGTTGCAGCTACAGCTACTCCTACTATATATCAAGTTGGGCCAGGGGAAGTTTCAGTATCAGCCGGAACTTATGGTGCTAATATATATGAAGATATAACAGCAAAAACTCTTCCTATTGCTCAAGTAGGTTCTGCTCTTTATGATAATAATGGTGCAGGAACAATACTTACTGCTACAAATCAGTTTCCATTTCCTAGTTTTTATCCTTTATGGCAACAAAGATTAATTGATGTTGCTGTATGGACAACAGCTGGCGGTTGGGCTCCTTATAATCAATGGATAGGTTTTAGTGTTTGTGTGATAGTACCTGAAACAAAAACTTATTGTATAGGTCTTGCTGCTGATAACAGAATGAGATTTAGTGTTAATGGTGTATTAAATGTTACATTTGATGCAGGTACTTCTTTTTCATTTACTGTATGGCATATTGTACCACTTACTTTAAATGCTGGAACAAACATAATAACTCTTGAAGGTTATAATGATGGTCTTTTTGCAGGATTTGGAGCAGAAATATATAATGCTACACCAACTGAAATACTAGCTGTTAATACTCAATTTGATTTACTACCTTATATTGTATTTAGTACTAAAAATTTATTACCACCTAATCCTGTATCTTTCTTTGATGTAGGTCAAACAAGTGGTTATACATGTCCTCCAGGTTATTTATTGTCTACATGTGATGGTATTGTTTGTACACAAACTACACAAGTTCCAGGATTACCTTGTTGTTATTTATTAGAAGATTGTGAGTCAGGAGCAAATTATATTGTTAGTACAGATTTATCAGATTATATTGGTTTAACTGTAAACCTTAATGAAATACCAGGTTGTTTATTAGTAGTAGATGTATCTCTTAGCTGTGCTGGAGCTTTAGAAGTAACAGTAATTCAATCTTTTTCTAATTGTACAACATGTGCAGCTTCAGTACCTCCTTGTTATTTATTAACAGATGAGTGTACAGACAGTGGAATATCTTTTGTAGTAAGTAATGATTTAAGTTTATCATTAGGTCAAATAATAAAAGTCTGTCCTAGTGACTTACCTGATCCTACCCCTACAGGTATTAACACAGGAGTACCAATTGATATAATAATTGGAGATCCTGGTATATCTCAATACAATCTTACAAACTGTTGTGATCCTTTAAATATTCTTATTGTAGCAAATACATTAGAAGCTTATATAGATCAAATAATTACTTTACCTATATTAGGTAATAATTGTTGGACAGTTACAAAATTTACAACTGTTGGAACATCAATGGGTCTTCTTGACTTAACTGGTGGTTATGTTTATGATAACTGTGGACCATGTATGGATGTTTTTCCATGTGGTGTAATCATAATACCTGAATTACTAGACTGTGTATGTTTTACAATATCAGAAGCTACATCATGTGATGGATCTATTGAACTTGTAACATTAGGTCCTATTACAGCAACATGTCTTACTTGTTTACCACCACCTCCAACATGTTATTTGTTAACTGACTGTCAAGATATAGTTGATCCATTTATTGTATGTGGTAATGATTTAGATATATATCTTGATTTAGTAATTAAGATTGAAGGCTGTGGAGACACATGTTGGTTGGTTACTTTATCTGATACTTGTGATAATAGTATCTGTCTTAATGGACTTATTACAGAATTTGAAACTTGTTTAGATTGTTTACCTGTACCACCAATTCCAGATCCTTTAGTTTTACATTCAAGAAGAATTAAACCAGGATACTTTAGTACTAACTCATGTCTTACTACTGAGTATATTGAAAGAGTAAACTGTACTTTTGCATTAGAAGTTTATAATCAAATGATTATAAAAAGATATGGTGTTACTGTATGTTGTGATAATGATCTTGATCAATGGTCTATTAAAAAACAAGGTCTAGACTTTGAACTATTAACAGATCCGGCTTTATGTAAATCTACAATATGTACTTGTAAAAAACCTTGTTTAGTTAGTGCTACATTTATATTAGGTGCAACTTGTTATCCACCAATCATTACTTCATCTTATATAGACTCGCTTTGTGGAGCTCCTGTATTTGTTAGTGGAGAAATAGTTGTTGAAGTAACTCCTGTTGACTGTAACTGTTATTCAGTAGCTGCACCAATATCTCCAATTACTATTGTTTATATAGATTGTTGTTGTAAATTACAAACAAGTACTATAACAGATGCAGTACAATTCTGTGCTTTATTTCCTCCTGTTAATTATGATGTAGAGCCTTTAGTAATTTCTGCTACTGGAACTTGTGGTGATGAAACTTGTGATCCTCCATTTCCTCCACCACCATTACCTACACCTTGTTATTGTTATTCATTATATAATAATCAAGCAGCAACAGGAACATATTCAACATCAATTGACTGTTATGGAAATGCAATTAGAATTAGTCCAATTCGTAATAGAACTTTGTACCTTCTTTGCTCTAGAACAATGCCTATTGTAAGTAACTTAAATATAGATGTTGCTCTTGTAGGAAACTGTGCTGATATACCATGTATAAGTAATGTTGCTTGTAGATGTGTAAATATTGAATTAATAGGAGGTTCTGGAACATTTGACATTGCTTATAAAAATTGTAATGGAGATATAATTAATGTAACTGTTACAGATTTTGTAACTGTATGTGCAATTGGTACACCTTGGGCTACTAGTGTTGCTCCTTTTCCAATTTATTATACATTTAGCAGCAGTTGTGAATGTTTACCTTAAAAGATTGCAAATAAGAAATAATTTATGTATATTAACTATAAAATAACAATATGAAACCTTTAAATCTAGATAAATCAGGATGTACTAATACATCATCAAATTGTGTTGTATGGCAAGGTCCAGACATTGCATGTATTTCTCTTTGTAAAGGAGACTCAATTACAGATGTAGTTTATAAAATGGCTACTGAACTTTGTACTGTAATGGATACATTTAACTTAGATAATTATGATCTTGGTTGTTTTGGTTCAGGCCCTTGTAATCCTGCAGACTTTAAAGCTTTAATGCAATTAGTAATAAACAAAATTTGTTTTATACAAAATTGTTCAGATTGTAAGGATGATTGTTATCCTTGTGCTACTACACCAGTTGTAGGAGCTGCCTTAACATCTTACAGTCTACCAGGGGACACTATAGTTCCTATTGCACCAGTATTTTATTATACTAATCAATTTGGTGACTTAGTTACTATGATGCCTCTTACTGATTATGTAATAGCTATTGGTAATAAAGTAAACAGTTTGGTAACAACTATCACAGCTATTCAAGGTACTTTAATACAATACAATACTAGAATTACAGCATTAGAACTTGCTCCAGCTCCAGTATTTGTAATACCTACTATAACTCCAGTATGTGTATTACCTCAAGTTAGTACAACTATAACTTTAGTATTAGCTTCTTTAGAACAACAATTTTGTCAATTAAGAACTGCTACAGGAACACCTAATCAAATATTTACTAGCTTAGGTCAACAACCTGCAGGTTTAGCAAATTCACCTTCATTAGCTAATCCTTTAACAGTAATGAGTGCTTTGCCTGGATTTGTTAGTACAGTTCAAAATGAATCTGACACTATTAGTAATATATGGGTTACTCTTTCTGATATGAGATTAGCAGTACAAAACATTGTAAATAATTATATCCCTAGTGTATGTTCAAGTATAGGTTTAACTATGTTTGGAACTTATGATTCAGGATCAAACTCAGTCACTGTATATGTTAATGGAACTATACCAATGGGCTTTGTAAATACTTATAATGCAGGAACTCCCTTTACAATTACAGATACTAATAATGCATCAACAACAACTAACATTGATATACTTAGTATTATTAATACACAAGGTGGCTTTAATATTACTTTAGGTAATACTTTATTAAATGGATTAACAAATTTATCTATTCTTGCTCAACCTAACTTTACTAATACAGCAAGTGGTTCTCAATGTCAATCTGTATTATCTTATACTATTGTAAATCAAGGATCTTGTCCTGTAGTAACTTATACACCAGCAGCAACTAATATAGCATTCTCATTTATTAGTGATGCAAATACTCAAACTTATACAGTTGAAATATGGGATGCTTTTGGTGTAGCTATTATTTCAAGTCAATCCTTTATATCAGTTGGTGTAAATACTTATACTGGTTCATTTGTAGGATTGACTACAGCAACAACATACAAACTTAGAGTTACAATAGATATAGCAAATGTAATAACTACATGTGCATTTACAGTAGAAACAACCCTTTAAAAAATAAAAATATGAGCTGCACAAGTTGTACAAATAGTTGTGATGGAGATTGCGGATGTATTCCACAAGGTCTAACAACCCCAAATTATTGT